CCAACATCCTACCCAAGAGTTGTACAAGGATTAAAAGATGAAATTATTGAAAGGGCTGAATCAGTTTTGGCAGCACATTCTCCACAAGCTGCACTTGGTATTAGTCGTGCTCTTAATGACGATGGATCTATTCCTGGTGCTAGTATTAGAATGGAAGCAGCGAAACAAATATTGGATAGAGTCGGTTTGGTTAAAAAAGAAAAAATAGATGTTAATGCAAAAGTTGCTCATGGTATATTTGTGTTACCCGCAAAAGAAGCATGAGTCTAGGATTAAAAAAAAGAGTTTCACGAACCATCCCTTTTGGTTATAAAATTAACGAAGAGGATGATAAATTATTAGAGCCAATCCAAGAGGAACTTGAAGCTATAGAACAAGCAAAACAATATATTAAAAGTTGTTCCTATCGAGAAGTTGCTGGATGGATGAAAAGAAAAACAGGCAGATATATATCTGCTCCAGGCTTAAGAAAGGTGCTAGCAAGAAGTGAATGATGTCGAACCACCTAAACCTAAAAAGAAAAAAGTAGCCAAAGCAAAAAAATCAGCTAAGGCTAGCATTAGTGATATAGCTAAACAAGTACAAAAAGCAAAAGATAATTATCACAATGCACAAAAAAAATTAAAAAATAAAAAAGAAGCTTTAAAAAAAGCAGACGATATATTAGAAAATAAAAAAAATATATTTGTTGAAGAAGAGTTTGAAACTGTTCCACCAAATGTTAAAGAAGCTGTAAAAGAACAAGAGATAATATTTGAACCTAATGAAGGTCCACAAACACAGTTTCTAGCAGCATCAGAACGAGAAGTATTTTATGGTGGAGCAAGAGGTGGAGGTAAATCATATGCAATGCTTATTGATCCACTACGATATTGTGATAAACAAAAACATAGAGGTTTATTACTAAGACGTTCAATGCCTGAGTTGAGAGATTTAATTAATCACTCACAACAATTATATCCAAAAGCTTTTCCTGGTGCTAAATGGAGAGAGCAAGAAAAAGAATGGCGATTCCCATCTGGTGCTAAAATAGAATTTGGATATGCAGAAAATACAACAGATGCTCTTAGATATCAAGGACAGTCTTATACTTGGATAGGAATAGATGAGTTACCACAATATCCAACACCTGATATTTATAACTTTCTAAGGTCATCTCTTAGATCAGTAGATCCAGAGATACCAGTATTTATGAGAGCAACGGGTAACCCAGGCAACGTAGGATCTACTTGGGTAAAAGAAATGTTTGTAGACCCAGCAGTTCCTAATACAAAGTTTGATGTAGAAATACAAACACCAGTTGGTAATAAAAAAATAACAAGAAGATTTATACCAGCTAAGTTACAAGATAATCCATATCTGATGCAAACAGAGGATTATTATATTATGCTAGCTTCTTTGCCTGAAGTACAAAGAAAGCAGTTTCTAGATGGAGACTGGAGTGCGTATGAAGATGCAGCCTTTCCAGAATTTAATAAAGATGTACACGTTGTAGAACCGTTTGACATTCCAAGAAACTGGCATAAGTTTAGAGCATGTGACTGGGGTTATTCTTCACCTGCTTGTGTTCTTTGGTTTGCTATAGACTTTGATAATAATCTTTGGATCTATAGAGAACTATACACAAAAAAAGTTACAGCAGATTTATTTGCACAACAAGTTTTAAATTTAGAACAAAAAGAATATATAAGATATGGAGTTCTAGATTCAAGCACCTGGGCACGAAGAGGTGATGTTGGCCCAAGTATTGCAGAGACAATGATAACTGCAGG